GAAATTATAAATTTAATGACCGATGCGCTGGTCAAAATGTAGTTGTATCGTATGTAGGTTAATCAAGCGAATGCATGTCTGTTCCGCCGCGGCGACCGATTGGTGGCCCGCTCCCCCCACAATCACTATCAACATTATCGCCATAGTTCATGATTACCCCGGGCATTGATACCAACTCTGAACCCGACTCAATCAGTGCAATGTCTTGCGGGGTTATTATGGCGGCTGACACATCGGTTGCCGCATCAGACGTTCCCGACGACCCTCCCACGGATGCCGTTTCCAGTCGTTTCACGGTCGCGCGCTTCACATTCTGGCGTTGCAGAAAATGCAGAACCAGGTGCGGCAAAATCGCGACCGTGTTCATGTACGTGCGATACCTGAACGCGCAAACGGTCGCCCCGTCGTAGAATTTAATGCTGTACCACCAGTAAGCGGGTATGAACGCAATTTTGCCCGGGGTAAGCACAACTTCCAGCGTTTTTATCTTGTCGTAGTCGGCCTTGTACGTGTGCTGCACTTTCCACGGCGACACCGGCGACACAAATTCAAATGCTTCGTAATCCGTGCGCGCGTACAAATACTTTGAGGATTTTGGCGGTATCAAAATAATTTTCGCCCGGCCGCTAACCAGAAATAAATAGTTGCGATAGTTCATATTGTATTGCAGCACCGTTTCCGCGCCCTCTGACGCGAACATGTAGTCATACTCGCAATTTGACACCAGCGGCGGGCGCAAGAAATCATCATTATAATGAAACTGTTTAATTACTCCGGTTTCTTCGAGAAAGTCGGCATTTTTCTCGCTTATAAATTGCGATTCCGTGTCGGCCTTCATTATTTCGTGCGTCGCATTGAGCGTGAGCGGCATATAGGGTTCGCTATCCGTGCTCGCATCCTTCATGTTCTTTATTTTAACGTCGAACGCCCCGTAATTTTGTTTGATGACCCCGAACTCGATATCGTCCATGAAGCTGCTGCTGCCGCCGCCATCGCTGGCAGCGCGATCGTATTCGAACACCACCGGCTGTCGCAAGTCGCATATCTCTTCGAGCTTCTCTTTTGACGGCTGGTAAATTTCGTACACTTCTAAATCGTCGCTCGTGCGCAAATGAAAGTAAATGTGTAAATATAAAAACAGCACGATGCAAAATATGAATATGGCAACGATGGTTTGCATTTAGTGGGGGGGGGGTCTATTTGTTTGTGTTGTGTCTATGTGTCTATAATGAATGAACGAATATTTTTTTAATATTTATACGGAGAAAACCTTAATAACTAATTAAGTATTAGTTATTAATTTATTAATTATAAAATGCGTCGTTTTATATGGCGGTAATGCCACCGCCACCGTCAATGCCACCGCCACTGCCACCACCATATTTATTAAAGCAGCAACGTCCAATGCACCATGCAACGGTCCACGTACTGAATATCGTCCCACAAATAATGAATATAACGTAATAAATCGACATATTATAATATATTTTATATTTTTATTATATAAATTTATTGCGCGGGTTCTTGATCTGAAGTTGTGTCAGCAATTGCCACCGCATCAACTTCACAAACGATATCGGATACCGCTACATCTGACACCGCTACATCGGATACGGATACCGCTACATCTGACACCGCTACATCGGATACGGATACCGCTACATCTGACACCGCTACATCTGCAACGGTGGCCGAAGGCTGTGCCGAAAAATTGTCATCATCATTGCCATCGTTTGTAGTAAAACATTTACATTCGTTGACGCGGTTCATTATTTTAAATAACAATGAACTCATGCCGTTCAACATCTCTTGCTGCGATAAAACAAGTGAGCGAAGTTCGCGGTTGTCCGCTTTAATTGGCTCGATTTCATTCACCATATCCGAAAGGTTTGTATTTTTCATAATGTTTTCAACCACGTTATTTATAAATAAATGGTTTCCGGTGAGATCATTTATAAATTCGCTGTTTAACGTGATATCAAACGGTTCCCGAATCTGGTCCTGGTCTTGGTCCTGGTCTTGGTCCCCTCCTTCTAACATATTCACGCGCGACGTCAAGTGAACAAACTGGTTGGCAATGTCATTGTGTTGGCCGTCCAACTGAAGTAGATGCTTGTCGTGATTTCGCAAGATAATAATGGGTGGAAGCGGCGATTCACCATATGGGAAATTAATAGTTCCCGTTTCAACACACTCGATTTGTGGCATACCGTTCGCATGAATGGTTTGGACATATCCGGGTGGAACAACCGATCCGGGTTTAATAAATTGGGGAGGGTGAACGGGTGGTGGTTGTTTTACGCCGGCATTTACAGTGCTTACATTCTGGCGCTGCTGCGGTTGCTGTTGCGGCAAATGAATTGGAATACCTGGACCTTGAACGGGGCGCTGTGTGTACGGACCGGCACTATTTGGATTCACTGGGGGTTGCTGTTGCGTTTGCTGTTGCTGTTGCTGTTGCTGTTGCTGTTGCATCATCATCATGCGTTGCTGCTGCTGCTGCTGCTGCTGCTGCTGCTGCAAATTCGGCATAATAGGTGGTATCGCGCGACGTCTTCGCGCCGAAGAAAGGGCAGTATTGCTCATATTAATATTTTATATTTTTTGTATATTTATAAAAATATGTTCCTACATACTTTTAAATATTTTTACGCATTAAGTCTTAAATTAAATCACTCACTCATTCACTCATTCGATCGAATTACGCGTTCATTTGCATTTTAATCGCGCCATGACACGCGTAATTATGAACTACGAAATCGGCCGGGATATAATCCTCAATTTTATCCTTTGGCGCACCCACAATTTTGAGTGTGGGGAACGGGTACGGTTCTCGTTCGATTTGAATCTTCAGTGCGGGTACGTGTTCTTGATAAATGTGCGCGTTTCCCAAATGATACACGAATTCGTGCGCCTGAAGACCGCAGTGGTGTGCCAGCAAATGCGTGAGCAGCGCGTACGACGCGATATTAAAAGGCACACCCAGCCCAATATCACCGCTGCGCTGGTACAGAGCGCAGCTCAGCAAGTTCCCCCCACTCACATTGAACTGCACGAGCACGTGGCACGGTGGAAGCGCCATTTCATCCAGCTGCTGCGGATTCCACGCGCTCAATACCATTCGGCGCGACGTTCGCTGCGCGGGGTCTTTCAGCATCGCGATGATTTGTTCCAGCTGGTCCACCCCCTGACCGCCGTAATCGGTGTCGCAGGTCGCGTAGGGTGCGTTGAAATGCCGCCACTGGTGGCCGTACACGGGTCCAAGATCATTTTCCTGCAGGTGAGTCAGCCCGCGGCCGTCCAGGAACTCGCGGCTCGCGTTGCCGTCCCATATGTGCACCCCCTGCGATTTGAGCACCGCGTTGTCCGTGCTGCCACTCACGAACCACAGCAGCTCTTTAAGGCACGTCACCCACGCCACGCGCTTGGTGGTGAGCAGCGGCAGAGTCCCGCCACCCAGAGAAAAATGCATCCCCGCTCCAAAAACCGAATGCGTAATGCCGTTGCGAGTGTCTTCTACCGTTCCGTACCCTAAGATATCCCAAACCAAATTGCAGTACTGGCGCTCGTCGTGGGGGTCTGCGAAAAGAACGGCTTCCCGGCTCGCGCCAACGCGGCGTGAACGCTTATTTAGTTCGGTAATGGTTTTGAACATGATACAAACAAATACGAGTATTTACAAATTAGTGGGTATAAAAACGAGAGAATCCAAACGCGCGAATCAAAATGATTGTGTGATTATTATGCAGAACTAACCTAAATATATATGGTTATTGACATTACATTATTAAATACTAATATATATGCTAATACTGTCCATATGCGAGTACTACAATCCGTGCCTGCACGGACAAGACGACAGCAGCTCTCCCGGCATTGACGGGCACATATTATGCGCATACAGCGTACCGCGCGAAACAATATTTCACCGGCTCGGTTACCCGTTTCGGTTCCTGGGCGGCGGCGAGAAAAAAGCGTACTGGTGGGACGTGAAACAAACCGCTTTTTGGAAAAACCGCGCCAACGGCGATTTTTTGGATACCGCCGTCGCAAACAACCTTTTGGCGTACGGTCATCCAATCATTCGCAATTATTTTCCAATCATTCGAATGCGCGGCATTCGCTCGCTCGAAATCGCAGAGCTGCACTATCTTGAACCCGGCGGAGAATGCGTGTGCGTTTTAAAAACGGTCTGGCTTCGCGTGTTCCAACGAAAGGTGCGGACCTGGATACGCAACAAGGCAAGGGTCACAGCTTATTTGAAACGGTCTAAGCAATTGCTATTGAGAGAATGTGGAATGCTTACCACACGCATTAAATAAATAACATCATCATCATCCTTCGGCATCATCATCTATTCATACCCACTTCAATCGAGCAACGCGTATCAAATCGCAAGAAATAACATCAAGTGCTTGTTTTTTTGCGAGTTTTTTGGTATGCCATTTGGCAAATGTCTCCATAAATTGTTTTCGGGTTGGAAAAACGCGCATAACATCCCTTTTAACCTTTTTCCACAATGCAATAACACGCTTTGATTCACCGAACTGCTGAAATGTTCGTATTAATCCCATGGCCTCATCCCGTATGTCTTCTTCGTCCTGTAAATGAATGGCTTCGTAAAATTCATTCACTTCTTCAATCATCCATTCATATTGGCATACTTTATTTCCTGCAGTCGCGAGGTCTTTTTTATCATTTGTCATTGTTCGGTAATTGGCGATTTTCACCCAAGGCGGGATGACGATTTGCCGCATATCCGCGGTACGAGCAGCCATTTTTTATAATATGTATTTACTTATAATATTTTACTTATAATAATTATTTATAAAATAAAATAGTGTGTATATTATCGATTTATAATCTATAATCTTATCAAATATATCTAGTTTATAATTTTTACATATTTTTACATATTTTTACATATTTAAATGTTTTAAAATAAAAAAATAAATCCAAAACTAATTTAATTTTTTATATTATACATATAATAACTAATTTACAATTACCCACCCAATATTACAATAATAAGTAAAAATGGAATCTTTAGAAGAGACGGTCAGGGACGGCGTGCGCCGTTCAGGATTTTTGGATTACGTGTTTAAAATGGACGATGCCCAGCAAGGCATTCTGTTAAACATTTCGCAGTACCTGGTGCTGGCCATCGTACCCATCGCGATTATATTGACGGTGATTCGCACCTACGTCCCCGACCCCGACGACCAAAAGGGCAGCCTGCTTGTTTTAGTGGAAATCGTGGGGCAGCTCCTGTTCATGTTTGTTTCCATATACTTTGTGCACCGCGTTATCACATACATTCCCACGTACAGTGGATACAAGTACGGCGAGTTGAACATGATCACGATTGCGCTCGGCATACTCATGGTCGTTCTCTCCATCAAAACCAAACTGGGAGAGAAGGTGCAAATTTTGGTGGACCGCGCCGAAGAGCTGTGGTCTGGAGAGGGCAGCGTTCGCGACACCGCTGGGAAGAACACGCAGGTTCGCGTGACGCAGCCCCTGTCGCAGCAGTTCATGCAGAGCAGTGGTGGAATGATGGTCACCGGCGGAATGGCGCCTCCCGCCGCACAGCTTACCAGCAACAAGAGCATGCAGAACGAGTTTCGCCCACCCGCTCAGCAGCAGCCCCAGCATCCTGCCGGCGGAGCCGCGATGATGGGTGGAATGATGCAGGGCTTTGAACCCGCTGCCGCAAATGAGATTTTAGGACATTCCATGTTTTAAGGTGCATTCGCATTCGCATTCAACTCGTCCAATTCGGCCCGTAAAAAATCCGGCACTTTATGCGCCGCGCGGCTACTATCATCAAGTCGGTCAAAAAATGCCTTTACGTCCACATTAAATTTTAATAATTCATCCCGGCTTATTAAAAATAATTTTTCCCATTCGGCATCGTCGTCAATGTATACGTCTTCTTTGCGCGGATGTTCGCCAAACCCGAACGGATTGACTACGTTTGTTTCTCTCGAATTAGAGAATATCCACTTTAGAATTTTGGAATTGTCTGAAAACCCGCTCCAAATAAACCGGTCCGTATCCGCATCTTTGCGAAACCAGTTCACGAGATAGAATTCGACCGCGGGTGTGGTGGTCAGCGATTCCATCATGTCGGACCAGTGCTGAAAATAGTCGCACACGTTGTACCCGATGAACGGGCGCATGGCCATGGGGTCGAATCGTATGTTTCCGACGGTGGCATCCATGTTCGCGCTCGTCTCTTCGCTTGAGAGCGTGGCTCCGAAATATATGCCCCGTTTTGCGGTGGCCGCCTTGGTCACCAGCGGAATGGTGGTTTTGCGCCGACCGCCGAAAATAATGGCGTGGATGGGGACGAGGTTTTCGTACTCGGGTGCCAGAATCGGGCAGTTTTGGATGGGACACGTGTACCGCGCGTTTGAGTGCGCTGCCGGAAGCGTGTTTTTCTCGCCTTTCCAGTTTGTAAATGACGCGGGTGGAGATGCCGTGAGACCCTCCCACCAAACGTCGGTGGCTCCGGCATCGTTGGTGTACGTTGCGCAATTTGTAAAAATACAGTTTTTTGAAAGAGCAGTTATTGCGTGCGGGTTGGTCCGCGCACCGGTTCCCGGGGCAACGCCAAAAAATCCATTTTCCACGTTTTGCGCGTACAGCTTGCCGTCAATGACGTGCATCCAAACGATGTCGTCGCCCAGCGTTTCGAATTTCCAGCCGTCGTCCATGAGTTCCTTGCACGGGGTGATCATTGCCAGATTCGTTTTACCGCACGCGCTGGGAAATGCCGCCACGATGTATTTAACTTCCCGGGACGGGGCCGTCATTTTTAACAGCAGACAATGTTCTGCCATCCAGCCCTCCCGTCGCCCAATTGCGCTTGCCACGCGCAACGCGAAGCATTTTTTGCTCAGCAGCGCGTTGCCGCCGTACCCGGACCCGTACGATATAATGAATGGGTTCTGCTTGTCCATAAAGTGGCAAATATATTTTTTATCGCTATTGGGCCACGCCATATTTTTAAAATCGCATTTCCCCACCGAGTGAATGCATGGTACGAATGATGCTGCTGCTGCTGCTGCTGCTGATGCA